CAGCCCGTGCGGCTCGCACCAAATTGACAAATCAGCAAATCGGCTCATCTCCGATTATCCCCAATCCCTACACCCCATATACCTCGCCAAAAAAAAACAGTGGTTACAAGCCTGCTCGCTCAAGTTAAGCCTTAATGCCCTCCCAGCCGACCAAGAAAGCCAAGCCCGCGCCCTACAGCAACAGCTATGGCAACTATTCGAGGAAATGGACGCCTGCGATACCGTGCTCGACCATTGGAGTAAGTACAAACGCATATTGCTACCCACCGCCCCCTCCCAAGAAGAAGCGTTAGATAAGTTGAGCCCTACACAACTGGTACAACGCCTGCACACCCTGCGCAGCAATATCGTATCGAGGGAAAAAAGCCTAAGAAAGTGGGTACTACAAGCCGAGAGCCAAGAGGGAGAAAACTTTACTTTGATAGAAAAAATATTCAGAAAAACCGAAGAATTAAAGCAACTAAAGCTGTTAGTAAAAACAATTGAAAAAAAGATAAATGTAAAATAACATTTTAGGAGGATAAAAAAAGTCCTCCGTTATTAAATAAAAAATTCCTACATCTTTTAAAATAATAGCCATCAGGCACGGAGGACTTATGTTTTTCCGCCTGCTGGCTATTTTATTATTTAGATGTAGGAGGTGCAAAGATACAAAATAATTTTAAATAACAAGTAAAATAATGAAATCTATATCAAAAATTTGGCAAAGAACACCCATAAGTTATTATGGAGGAAAACAAACTATGCTTCCTCATATTCTACCACTAATACCCCAACACAAGATCTATACAGAGCCTTTCTTTGGTGGTGGAGCTGTTTTTTGGGCTAAAGAACAAACAAAAACAGAAATTATAAATGATTTCAATGCTAATGTTTTCAACTTCTATAAAGTATTGAAAACTGATTTTGAAGAATTAAGAATGTTAATAGAAAAAACTATTATCAGCCGTGATGCTTATAAATCAGCATTAGTAATTTATAACACACCCCATTTATTTTCAGAAAAACAAAGAGCGTGGGCATTTTGGTTTGCTACAAATTTTGGTTTTTCTAATCAAGTAATGAATTGCAGAATTACTTCTAATTCAAAAAATGTAAAACTTTTGAATAATAAAATAGAAAGTTTTACTGATGTATATTCCCAACGATTGAAAAATGTACAATTAGAGAACAATGATGCTTGTGAAGTAATTCAAAAACGAGATTCATTAGATACATTTCACTATTGTGATCCTCCTTATGTTGGGGCTAACCAAGGTCATTATGGTGGTTATACACAAGAGCATTTTAATGAATTGCTAAAAATATTATCTCAGATTAGAGGTAAATTTATTTTGAGTTCTTATCAGAATGAAGAGCTGACAAAGTATGTTAATCAATTTGGTTGGAAACAACAAAAAATACTACTACACTTAGGAAGTAGTCACACAAAAAACAAAAAAAGACAAGAAGTATTAACTTTAAATTTTTAAATATGCAAGAAATATTAGCACCTTTAGAATGGTATACCGTTCAAAGAAAAGTTTCGGAACTTGTCCCTTACGAATACAACCCCCGAAAAATATCCGATTTAGACAAAGAACGTCTCAAAAAATCATTAGAAAAGTTCAATTTGGTAGAAATTCCTGTGATTGATATTGACAACACTCTCATTGGAGGACACCAAAGAGTAATAATTCTCTTTGAGTTAGGAAGGGGAGAAGAAATCATAGATGTTCGTATCCCTAATAGAAAACTTACAGAGGATGAATTTAAGGAATACAATCTTAGATCAAATATCCTAAATGGTGAATTTGACTATGAGAAAATATCTGAGTTTTTCTCTGATATTAACCTTACAGAAATAGGTTTTGATATTAATTCGTTTGATGATTTTATTCAATCAGAAAACGCTGTGAAAATAGAAATAGAAGAAGAAGTAGATATTACTCCTCCTAAAAACATTCAATCTAAGGAAGGTGATATTTTTGAATTAATTTCAACACAGAAAGGAATTACGCATAAAGTTATCTGCGGTGATTCGACCAAAGAAAAAACTTACAAAAAACTACTTGGAAATGAAATTTTTCAATTAATAGTTACGGACCCTCCTTATAATGTAAATTACGAAGGTGGAACCAAGGATAAACTGAAAATAAAAAATGATAAAATGAGTGATACTGCTTTTTTTGAATTTCTATATGATTTTTATCAAAATACATTCAACCACTCAATGATTGGTTGCCCTACTTACATCTTTTACTCAGATTCTGAGGCTGTAAACTTTAGAACCGCAATGCAAAAAGCTGGATATAAGATTTCAAGTGTATTGATTTGGGTTAAAAATCAATTTGTTTTAGGAAGATTAGATTACCACATGAAGCACGAACCTATATTGGTAGGAGAAATTGAAGATGTCGAGAATGTAAAAAAACATCAACCAATTCTCTATGGTTGGCAATCAGAAGGTAAACACCCTTGGTACACAGATAGAAAACAGTCCTCTGTTCTTGAGTTTGATAAACCTAAAAAAAATGCAGATCATCCAACTATGAAACCTATAGAACTTATAGGTTATCTTATCAAAAATAGTTCACAACAAAAAGATATTGTAGGAGATCTATTCCTTGGCTCAGGCTCTACTCTTATAGCTTGTGAAATGAATTGGAGAACGTGTAGAGGAGTAGAGTTCGATCCTCAATATATGGATGTAATTATACGCCGTTGGATAGCCTATATGAAAACAAATCATTTAGGTTTTAAAGTTATTTGTAACGGAGAAGAACTTACACAGGAAAAAATAAACCTCTTTTTAGCAAAAGAAAGTGAATAAGTTTTTTCAAAAGTTAAAGTTTTCTAATATACTGAAAATAAATTGATTATAATTTGCAAGATTCATAAATATGTTGTTACTTTGCATCGTAGTTAAATGATAATCAATATATTACAATTATGACAGTAGAACAAATTTTAAATCAGAATTCAACCAAAAAAGAAAAAGCATTTGCATTTTATTCATTAGGTTACACTCGCCAACAAGTAGCAGATTTACTATGCAATGGAAATTATGGTTATGCCCATAATATGTGGAAAAAATGGAATGAAATTCAATCTACTATGCCATTGGACAATGTTTTTGAATTTTTATTCAACAGACGTTTTGGAGTAGAAATAGAATTCTTCGGTGCTGCACAAAGTACTTTAGAAAGAAACTTGAGAGCAGAAGGAATAAGATACGAGTTTGAACGTTACAATCACGAAACTCGTAATCATTGGAAGTTCACTACTGATTCAAGCATTCGTGGAGATCATCCATTTGAAATGGTGAGTCCTATACTACAAGGATATGAAGGGCTTCAAAGTTTAAAAAAAGCTACTACAGCTCTCCGTTTAAGTAAAACAAATGTAAATACAAGTTGTGGAGTTCACATTCATTTAGAAGTTAATGATTATTCCTTAGAGAATATGAAAACATTAGTTAAAAACTTTTATATATTGGAAGAGCAATTTGATAAGATGATGCCTGAGAGCCGTAGAAATAACCAATATTGTAAAGGTTTATCTATCTTAGGAAGTAAAGACACTTTCTTTTCAAACCTTAATAATTGCAGAAGTGTTCGTGAGATAGTAAGTTTATTCAATACTCGTTATTTAAAGTTGAATTTACAAAGTTATCTCAAATATGGTACGGTTGAATTTAGGCAACATTCAGGCTCTACAAAATTCAGTAAAATCAAAAATTGGATATTGATTTGTGCGCGTTTGGTAGAGTTCTCAAAACAAAATATTGTATTATCAAATTTAGAAACAATTTTAAATGAAGAACTTACAGAATATTTTGAGGAGCGGGTATTGGATTTTGCTTAGTAATTACTATCTTTGCCCCCGTATGAAAAAGGTGAGGATAATAGATACAGGAGAAACTTTCACGGCAGATGATTGCCGTGAAATAGTTTCTTCTTTGAAAAAAATGAATACTTTTACCTATAATTTGGATAATAATACTTACATGGTTCAATATGCCAAACGAGCTGTATTATGGGATAATTTAGATATTAGAGCTACAGATGAAGATGCATTTGTAGAAGATCTAATGAAGAACAATATTATTGAGGTTTTCCCTTTGGAAAAACTAAATTGATTATTTTTAACTACTTAAAAAGTCTTTCTTTTATTTAAAGAAAGACTTTTTTATTGTATTCTTGCAAGGGTAAAATATTGTTTGTAATTTTGTGCCTAAAATTTGAATATTTTATGAGAAAAATTATTTTATACTTAATAATTTTATTAAATATTTCTTACGAACCTAAATATTCATTGTATAGTTCTTTAGAAGCAAATACATCAACAAAAACAACAAATTATCACAATAAATATAAAACATCTACAAGCGGGTCAGGTACTATTTATGTAAGAGGTTATTATAGAAAAGATGGAACTTATGTAAGACCTCATACAAGAAGTTCAAGAAAAAAATAATTAACAAAAATATAAAATTCATGAAAAAGTTTTTATTAATTTGTATTGCATTAATTTTTGTTGCTTGTGACAAAAATTATAAGTATGTTGAAAGTGTTGAAGAAAATTTAACACAAGAAGAAAAAGAAGACAACTTTACTGAAAAGAATGACACTTTGGCATTTTTGAAAGCTTACCGTAAATTCTTGGTGTCTAAAAAATTAAAAGAAGATTTGAAAAAACATAATGTATCAAACAAAACAGTAAAAGGTTTTAAATTATTCAACTCAAACGGACAAGAAATTTCAACAATCTCTTTTGTTACTCGTGAAAAAATAATGAGAGAAATTGAAAAAGAGGTTATGTCAAAGCCAAGTACATTAGACAAAATTAAAAGTGATTTAGAAAAGGATAGATTAGCTAATATTGATTCTTCAAAGGTAAAAGAATTAGCCCCTTTGTTTGTAGAAAAGAATGATGAATTTGAAGGACATTCTTGGATTGAGCCTAAAACAAAGCCTAAATATAGAAATCAAAATGCCTTTTATCTTTATTTTATGAAAACAAAAGAAGGATACCCTACAAATCTTCGTTTTGTTGGACAATATGCAGCAGATGATTGGTTATTTATTCAATCTATTAAATTTAATATTGATGGTAATATTTGGGATTATACTCCTAACAAAATAGAAAGAGACAATAATACAATGATATGGGAGTGGTTTGATGATAATGTAGGAAGTGTGAATGCTGGATTAGTAGAAGCTATAGCTTATGCTGAAAAACCTATAAAAGTAAGATTTATAGGTAGGCAATATTATAAAGAAAAAACTATTTCTAAAAAGGAAATAAAATCATTTCTTGAAACTATTCAATACTATAAAGCTTTGGGAGGAAAATATTAAAATAAAAGAAATAACCTGCAAAAATTTTGTAGGTTATTTTTTTGTTCTTACTTTTGCAACGCGTAATCAAGAGCAACACTTGTACAATGTTGCAAGAAAATAATTATTATAAAATATTCCGTGAAGGTGTGTATAGTAGTAATGCTATACAACAAAAGCATCCGTGCTCTTGATTACGCAACACCCACTCACGGATTTTTTTATTTCTTCAACACAATGAACGACTATAAGGAAATCCTCAAAACATTACTCTTGCGGTATTATACGCCTCATCCTATAGGGGCGGTTGAAAAGCAATACAAAACTACCTCGCAGGTGCTCTATATGGCACAGGGCATTATCCCTTCCGAACCCATAGACCAGCACGATGTTTACGATGTACTTCAAGAATTAGGGTTCACCATCGAACTGGTACAAACCCCCGATGATACGCTCGTATATTGTTGGTGTATGTACAAAAAAGCCTTGCAATAGCAAGGCTTTTTTTTGTCCTTTTTTTAAAAAAAGCTAAGTTGTACTTTTGCAAAGTAATCAAACCTCTAAACAAATGGACCCAAAGTACAAATTTTCACCCGTACCAGGCGAATTGAAAGAATACCTATTTGCCTACAATGGCATCCTCGCCATTCGCAATTTTACCGCCCGTGTGGAGAACGACCGCCTTATCCTCCACAACGCTGACGATGTGAACTTCTCTATCCTTGATGCCCTTGTGAGCGAAGTGGAGATCAACGGCGTGGTATACGACAATCCCACCGATGCTCAAGAAGCTCTCTCACGCCTTACTTTTAACAAGAATGTACCCGTACTGCTCACCCGCGAACAGCGTGATATGATTATCAACTCGGTACAGAAAGAAGCAGGCAAAGGCCTAAGCAGCAATGATTTTACAAATGAGCTCAAGCAAAAACTCGAAGGCTTACAACCTACCAATACTTCAGAACTTGTACCTAAAGGCGGTTATGACGGCACAGGGCAAGAACTCAAAGATGCTATTGACAACCTGCAAACTAAAATGGGGCAGGTAGAAAACACCCTCTCCGTAGATGACATCGCCTTTGACACCCTGCAAGAAATTGTAAACCAAGTAAAAAACAACAAAAACCTCCAATCCCTTCTCACCGCCAAAGTAGATAAAGAAGCAGGCAAAGGCTTGTCGGCTAACGACTTTACCGATGAACTAAAAGAAAAATTGGAAAACTTTTCATACCTTAGTGATAACCTTATTAAGACAAATTCTTGTTATCCAAATTTTCTTTTAAAAGAAAATTTTCAAAAAGGAGTTTTTTTTGCTTTAGAAAGGTATGTAATGTACTTAGGTAACTTTATACTGTGTTATGTAGGTAAAAAATTAGGTGAAGGCACCGATATTTATGTGTCTACAGAAAGAATTGACGACTCAAGTTATCTCCCAAAAAACTACCATTATAAACCTATAAAGGCTACTCTTATTCATTATGAAGCTAGTAATGAAAATTGCATCTACCTTGTAAATGGAGAAGAAAATAACTTTAGTAACTCAGGATTCCTTAAAGTGGTTTCTCAAGACTATTTTAGCTATTTAGCTTTGTTTAAATTTGATAATTTCCCTATGTATAGGACAGACCCCGATAGTTATGTTAATTACGCTTGGGAACTTTTAATTAATGACGGTTTTCGAGATGCACATAAAGGTTTATTAAACATTGTAGACACAAAAGGGAATGATACAGATATATTTTTAAGATATGAGGAAAAAGCTCGTTACACCGTAATGAAAGTAGGAAACGATGTAGGCAACATTACTTTTTTTAATGAACTCAATATTGAGGTTGAGGGTAACCACAAGATTACAGGTAAGGCAGGTTCTACCGCTGAGATTGTTTGTTACGGAAACAAATATTATTTCAAAATACATAACGTAGAATAACTCGATGGAAAAGATATTTGTAATTCTTTGGATACTACTCGGTATCTACATTCTCGTACTCCTTATGATATTCGCCGACCTTTGGAGTGGCTTGCGCAAGGCTAAACGTATCGGTGAAACACGAACTTCCTATGGCTATAGGCGTACCATTAGCAAGATGGCGCAGTATTACAACCTGCTCATCGCTGGCAGTATCGTTGATAGTATATATGGATTGCTCTGTTGGTACTTAGAAAACTATTACCAAACCTCGTTGTGGCTATTTCCATTTATCACATTCATTATAGCGTTAGTACTGTGTCTAATCGAAATCAAATCGATACGCGAAAAAGCCGAAGATAAGGTGCGGTTTGACCGAGCAGGACAAGTTGTTCAGCAAGTGTTTATCAATCGTGAGAACTTAGAGGAAGTTGCTAAAACCATCTCTAATTATATGAATGAAAAAGCTGAACAGTCCGAAACATCTGAACAATCCGAAACCCCTCAAACCTCTAATAACGAATAACAATGACCCCAAAAGATTTTGTAAAAAAGTATAAGCCTTTTGCTTTGGAAAGCGAAAAGAAAACGGGTATCTCTCACCTCTTCACCTTGGCGCAAGCTGCCTTAGAAAGCCGTTGGGGTGAACGTGCAGAAGGTTATAATTTCTTTGGCATCAAAGCTAAAGCAACTACGCCACTGCCTAATAAGCAACTATGGGTTACTAAAGAGGAGTTGGCAGTTCCCAACTCTAATAAATTCCCTGAAGTGTTGAGTATTACCAAGCTTTCTAACGGTAAGTATCTCTACAGAGTAAAAGATTGGTTTATGAAATACATCACACCTGAAGAAGGGTTTAGTGATCACTCGCAATTCTTCTTCATCAACAAGCGATATGCTAAAGCCTTGTTGGTAAGAAATGACCCATACAAGTTCGCTGATGAAGTAGCAAAGGCGGGCTATGCTACCGCTACTAATTATGCGAAAATCTTGAAAGACGTGATCAAAACCATAGAAAAGAATAGCTAATGAAATGTGTTACTTGTATATTGCTTTTTATGTTATTTATCTCGTGCAACACTAAAAAAATGGTTGCCGAGAAAGTTGCTACGCAAACCTCTGAACTCGCTACGGTGGGTTCAGAGTTTGCTACATTACAGCATTCACTACTCACTTATCAGTTGAGCACGGTAGGACCCGATACGCCCTTAGAATACACTCACGAGGTAGGTGGTAAAGTGGTAGAGCGGATTACCCTCAAAGGGGGTACGCTCAGTGTTGTGAAAAGTGATGAATTTAAAGTGAGTAGTAATACAACGAGTGTTACCTCCAAAACCTTTTCTTTTACGAGTACTAAACATAAACAAGTACAGCGCATATCTTTCAATTATTGGTGGTTATTGTTATTGTTCTTATTTCTTGCCTTTTACCTCTTATATAAAAAAAGATGACCGATTATTTCATTACCTCTCAATTCGTGTTAGACCTTTCGCGCATTGCTATCTCTTATCAAGAGGAGAACCCGCGATTTAAGGATACTTTCTTCACTCAGTATTCATTGCCTTTCGAGTTCCAAATGAATGCCGACTTGCGCTTGCGTATGGGTAATTATACCGTCCTCAACGCCACCAAACTCAAGAAGAAGTACGATGGTTATCACGTGTTGGATGGGCGCGCGCGTAAAGGTACGCTCGAAATACTATCGGTAGAAGGGAACTTAGTGTCGGCACAAATAGATTCGGGCTTTGAACAGTTGCCTAACTTTGAGAAGAAGCTATGTGACCTTCCGCTTTTGCGTAAGCGCATACCCGATATATACACTCACGCCAACGAGATAGTCGCTAAAAAGTACCCCGAAGTGGATTACAACTTTCCTAAAGTGGTATACCCTAAAGATAAAAGCCAAAAAGGTTGGGAATTGTTCTTTCAGTTTATCAATAATTATGGTTCAGAAGGGTTTATTCGCAACGAGGCTAATAGAAATTACAACATTATGCACCCTATGCCTTACCTGCTCTATGTACTCAAAACAGGGTTTGCCGATGCAGGCTATGAATTGGCAGGCGACATCCTCACCGATGAAGATTTCACCCAGCAGGTGTTGTACAGCAATACACCCTACTACCTCACGACTGCTCAGCAAGAACACACCCTCACGGCTATAGACCCTACCTACGAATTTACTACGGCAGGTACGTGGCGGTTGGTATGCGATAACCAACCGATAAGCGGGGAGGTGAACATTCGTTTAAAGCTCGACAATGTAATCATTCGTGAATTTAGTTTTGAAAAACCTGACACGCTCAGCTTTACCCAAGTACTCACTATCGACACTACCGCACAAACATTAGCATTAGAGATAGAAGGTACTCCACAGCCTCAACTCTCTATGAACCTCAATATCGTAGCCCAACACAGCGAGGACGGCAATGTGATAGAACAGGTAATCAACCCTAATATAGTAGACCTTAAACGCGCCGTGCCCGATGTTACCTTTGGCGAACTGGTGAAGACAATTAAGAATTGGAAGAATTACGATATATTTATTGAGGGACACAAATTGTATATGAACCGTATTAAGGTAGAAGAACGTACGCACGCTAAAGATTTCCGCCCTTGGGAAGTACGCGAACCTAAAAAAACATTTCTTACAAAGCAGTCGTACCTCATCAAATTTCCCGAAATGGACGATAAAGCCTATCAGTTGCCCGTCGTGCAGGTAACCGCTGATAGTTACCAGGTGCTCAATGCTCAAGAAGCTACTCAACTCACCAATGTTACCGAAATACAAATAGGTGGTTACTGTTTGCCTCGTATAATGTATAAAGGATATTATACAGCTATAGCGCGCAAGAGTGGAGAGCAAACTATTGGAATGATATGTTACGACGGCTTGCACAACGGACAAAATCACGCAGGGTTTCGCAAAGCCCTTACACCTCCCTTAGTAGCTGACTATTGGAAAGATTGGTACAAGATGCGTATCGCAGCCGTCGAATACACGTGGAGCTTTGTATGTAACAAAAACCAATTCCGCCACATTGCCTTGCGCGACACCATTCTCGCCTATAACCAGCGTATGCTTATCAAGAGCCTTAATAAATCCGTGCTCGATAAAGAGCATTACCAAGTAGAAATCACCACAATAGCTATCTGATGTACACCGCTTTTACTAATCTGAATGTTTTCAACGACAACCGCCTCAATACCTATCTCGACACTATTTACAGTGCCGTTTTAGAAGTCTTCACTACCGAGCAACTACCCGTAGTGTGTGGTTCGGTAGCCAAGGTAATGCAAGGAGTATATTCCGAGAACTACCTTGCCAAAGACATCGACTTAGTGATAGAAAGCTGGCAAGTGCACCGCTATTTAGAACACCAGCTGCCTTTGCTATTTCCTAATGATAGAATAGAGGTGCGCCCCGAGCGGGTAATACTCTTTACTTCTTTCATTGCTATTGAGTTTTGGCGACCTAACGAATCTATACAAACCGCTCTATACAAAAATCTTATAAAATACAAATGCTATGGCTATTAGAACCTATATTGATAAAGAATGTCACTCTACCCGATTGTATACCACCTCACAAGGTGGTTATGAATATGGAGAAGTGTGCTATGAAGTAGAAAAACCTATCGCTGATTGGAATATCTCACCAGCTACTATCCTTAAAGAGTGGCATCCCTCACAGCCTATACCTTCTACCGAAAACCTTACGGTGCATTATCCTGAATTGGGATTGCTTACCGTATACAAGAAGTACAAGGGATTTCGTTATTATGCGCGTATTGCTACCAATGAATATGCAGAACTCATTGCCCCTACAGGGGAGGACTTAGAAAACCTTATCGGACTGCAACATAACCTACAGTTGCGTTACAACAATTTCAGTAAGTTGCCTGAAAAAGGCGATGTAAAAATAAAAGTAACCTTAGGGGTGATTGCTACCGAAGAGAAGAGCGGTAAAGTAAACGAGATAGACCTACCCACCGAGCGTAAAGAGGTAGTAATTACTTTACGCCGTACCGATAAAGTTACCCCAAACCCTAAACCTAATGAACGCCCAGTACTCAATATGGTGCTCAACACGGCTACCAAAGAACTCACGGGTGACACTTCATTTACATTCCCTACGACACCTCTTGATTATTATCACGAAATCGTATTACATCACGATTTTTGGCACTATAAAGGATTAGGAGACTACATCAATTTTGGTACAAGAACAGAATGGTACAAGGATCATTCTATCAATACCCCTTTCACAATTAAAGGAGTTGAATGGAATAGTATTGGGCGCAGTCTATTTGATATAACCCTAACAGGAACAAAAAACAATGCAACAGCAGTATTCTCTCTCTCCCAGTTTTACAAAGAAAACCCTACTATAAAAACTCTTAATTTTGATTTGAGTAAAACCCAAACACTTACTTTTGAAAGTTATTTCAGAACAAAAGATTCATTTGGAGTTTCTCACTACTTTACTATCAACCTCACTGTTATCAACGATACTACCGCTTTTCATATCGACAAAAAGGAATTTAATTACCTGCTGAAAACCGATAAAAAAGAGCGCGCTGAAGGTACATTTACTATCAAAAACCCCAACCGCCTCACCTTTACTATTAACAATGTCGATTTCTTGGAGGTTACCGAAATTAAAGGCAACGGCGAAGAGGAAGTTGTGGTAAAATTCCGCTCTCAATCTTCCGAAATGATGACGGTAGGCGAGCACAAAGGCTGGCTCAAAGTAACTTCTTCAGCGGGTAGCGAACAGATAGTGCAGGTACTTATTACCGTGCAAACGGATATAACATTCGCTACCAAAAAGGTGTATTTCTGTTTGGATAAAGAACTTACCCGCGTACGCCAAACAGCCTCCGAAAGTGAGTTTATATCGGTAGCCCTTACAATGGAGTTCAATGGCTATGGGCGTACCTTTAGCACTACTCAAACCTACGATTACGTTTTCTTTGAGGGTATGGCTACGGTGGATATAGGGCAAGAGGTACAAGACTTTTTTAGAGATATTACCCCTGCTTTAGAGGTGAACACTAATAAACTACTTGCTCCTAAAGAGATTTTCAAAGCGACCAAGGTATCAGCAGTAATTAAGGAAACCAATTTCAAAGGCGCAGTATTCAAAACGCATACCCTTACTGATTTGCACTACCTCCCTGGGAAGAAGCCTAAAGCCTATCCGTATCTCACTCAAAGCCGTTTGCGCTCTACTTACAAGCAGAGTCTTATATCAGTATCGGCACTTACCCAAGAGGTACGCGCTCGTTCGTTGGGGCAAATAGGCTCTAACCTTATCGACCTTTCGGCTATTAAGGACCCGCTGGCAGTAGCTAATTTCAGTTTCTTGCGCGCTACCGCCGATGAAACCTATGGGGCTACTTCTATTATCCGTAAGGAAACCCTTAGCCTCGAACCCAAGCCCGAACCTAATGGCACGCCTATCAGTGCGCTATTTCAAAACCAAAACTTCTGCCCCGACTGGTTTAGCTTTGCAGGCGAGTACGAAGCACTGGTAAGTTACGAGCACACCCTCGCCGACAATGTGCTACTGAGTGAGGACTACAAGGCGCAGGTAAAAACCAAGCGCACTTACAAACTCAATACGGGTTGGCTCTTTCCTGAAGAGATAGAAGTATTATGGGAACTCATCAAGTCGCCTGTATGCTTCTTGCGTATTGCAGACGAGTGGCTGAAGGTAATACCAATCACCCAAAAACCACTGTCCTTTGATAGCACACGCAACCTGCATAGCTTTGTCGTCGAATTTCAATTATCATCTAATGACTAATCTCTAAACCTATGTTCACCAATATCCAAGAAATCAAGCAATATACTAACGTTTCTAACCGTTTAGATTTCGACCTCCTCAAAACTTATATTGAGGAGGCTCTACGTGTGAAAGTATATCCGTATATACCCAAGTCTGTTGCCGACACCCTCCCTCACCCTTCGGGGGTTGGGGAACTTAATGCTCTCGAACTTCTCAAAAAAGCAGTAGCCAACTATGCAGTAGCTTATGCTATCCCTTTCCTCAAGGTGAATTTATCCAATACGGGTGGCAACTATTACTCCGATGATAAGATGGAGAAATCGCCTTGGTGGGATTTGCGAGACTTGGGGCTTTCATCTATTGCGATGGGTGACCGCGCTCTCAACGATTGTATCGAGTTGCTTATTACAGAAGGTAAGCTACAACGCGCAAGCGGTGTTATCAGTAGTGTGAATGAGTTTGAGAAGTATTACAGCCTCAATAACTCGTGGGAGGTTTTCACTAAACTACAGCCACTAATGCAATGGATGTGGGAAAGCATTATCGCACCACAAGTCAGCACCTGCACCCCCGATGACTTGCGGGCTTATCCTGCTATATGGGAAAAACTACAGCGTACCGTCGTTTTCTTTACGGTTGCCGAAGCTGCTCAAATGCATAGCTTCTCATTCACGGCTACCGCTATTGTGCAGCAGTGGGAGGAACTACCTTGGCAAAAAAGCAAAATACTCAACGCTGCCGAGCTTTACGCACTCGCCAAACGCTTGCAACAACTCGCACGCCACGAACTTGCTCAACTCAAGCAGCTGCTCGAAAAAGAAGCCGTAGCTTGCTATATACCTTCAACTACTGCCCAACAAGTAGAAAAGATGAAAAGCGGACTCTACTTCTAACCCCCTAACCCATAAATAATGGAACTTACCAAATTTAGCAAAGACAGCCTTTATCAGCGTATATCCGCCTCGTATATTGACGAGAATTTTCAGCTGCTCCCTGCCGAAGAGGCAGTGAAAACGCGTTTGCGCCATATACACGGCTTGCGCCTTTCTAATAAGTATTCTAAACACCAAGCCATACAGATACACATTCGAGAAATGGGCGTAAGCCAAGCTACCGCCTACCGCGATTACTCTTGGGCAATGCAAATATTTGGCGAACTCGATAAGTCTGACATCAATGCCGAACGGGCTATATTAGCAGATAGTTATTGGCAACTGTATCAGATGGCTTTAAAAGATAGAGATTTAGAACAAGCCCGCAAAGCATTAGACTCGTACTCTCGCCTATTCAACTTCGATAAAGAGGAGAAAGAAATTAACTTCGAGAAGATTACCGCTAATGAATACCACATACGTATGAGCCGTAAGAGTGCCAAGATGTTACGTGCTGCCCTCGCTTCAGGGGTAGTAGACTTCAACAGCTTGCCCGCTACCGATACCGACTACGAAGATATAACCGATGACCCCGACGATGAAACCTCTGATTAAACCTGTTAAACAAATCCTCCTCAACGCTATGCAGATGACAGCTGTATCTGCCAACCGCTATGCAGGTGTAAAACACATCTGTATAGAGGCGGGGCGTGGTACGGGTAAGAGTACCATACTCGGCTGGTTTGTGAAGGAAGCAGTAAAGCAAATGCCACGTGCTACGGGCGTACTGGTAGGGGCTACTTTTGTGCAGATAAAAAGCCGTACTTTCCCCTCTACCAAAGAGGGTTTGGAGATGTTCGGCTTTTACGAAGATGTAGATTATGTAGTAGGGCGTAACGGCAAGGCTCTCGGCTTCGAGATGCCTTTTCAAGCCCCCAACTCGTGGAGCAACGTGGTGCACTTCTCTAATGGTTTTATATTGGTGCTTGTATCTCTCGATGACCCTAATAGTGGGCGAGGATTAAACTCTTACATCGTTATTGGCGACGAAGCGGCACTGTTAGAACACGATAGACTCTTCAACAACGTACTGACAACTAACCGCGCCAAGAAGATAGAGTTTAACAAAGCAAGCCTGCTAAATGCTACTATCTTCACCTCGTCGGTTGCTCTTACTAAAACGGGGGAATGGTTCACCGCCCGTGAGAAACTCGCCAAACAAAAGCCTACCGAGCACCTCTTTATCAAAGCTAACGCCCACATAAACCAAGAAAACCTCAAACCTGGGTGGATTCAAGAAATGTACGAGCAGCGCGTGTCCGACCTACTGTTCAACGCCGAAATAATGAACATTCGCCCTGGTAAGGTTGCCGACGGCTTCTATGCCAAATTGTCAGCCGATAAGCATTACTATAAGTACCAGTACAACACCACCGCCCTGCAAGACTTCTCGCAGAGTTTCACACCCTCTTGCACCTACGACAACGATTTAGTAAGCGGTGTAGCTCTCGAACTCTCTCTCGACTTTGGAGGGCGCATCAATTGCGGTATTGTCGCCCAAGAAAGTAATGTCGCCAACACTATAACAATACTGAAAGACTTCTTTGTCAAAAACCCCCTTAAATTGTCAGATTTGATAAAGAAAATCATCGACTACTACGAGCCTCACCGCGCTACCTGCAATAAAATATACCTATACCACGACCGTTCGGGCTTCAAGAGCGAGGCAAACAGCAAAACCACCCTGGCACAAGATGTAGAGGATATGTTGCGCACAGCAGGCTGGCAGGTGTTCAATCGCACCCCCAACACCAATAACCCAAGCCATATCCTCAAATTCCGCCTTATCAACGAAATATTAGAGGAAAACAACCGCTCCCTACCCTTTGTCCGCCTCAACGAGGACAATTGCCCCAACCTCATCGTCTCTATGGAAAACGCTGCCGTCAAGCAGAAAGAAGACGCCTTTGAGAAGGACAAGAGCAGTGAACGCTCCACCACCATACCCCAGGAGCACGCCACCCACCTCTCCGACTGCTTCGACTACCTCCTATGGTGGAAATACGCTTACCTCCTCGATAACGCCTACCACGATAGCTTTATCATCACCACCGTATAAGTGCAACCCGCACAAAAAAAACTTCGGAAACTGTCCCTTACTAAAAACAAAAGATAAAAGACTGTTTGTTAGTCTTTTATCTTTTTTTATACCCTTACACCTTACTTCTTATCTCTCACTGCTTACCTACAGCACTATTCGAACCAACATACTGGCAACATCGAACCTACACCCCGCAAACCCTTACTACACAACGCTTCACGTCCCCTCTTACCTCTTATCTCTTACCTCCCAACCGTCCTTTCACAACACCTCCAAACACCCTACTTTTGCCGTACCATTCGTTTTACACATAATATTATAGTTAGTTGGAGAGCGTGCCTACAATAGTGGGTACGCTTTTTTTGTATAAACCACACAGTATGTAACAGTAAAAAAAATGAAAAAAAATTGAAAAAAGTTGCTAAAATATTTGCATACTATGAAAAATCATAGTATCTTTGCAGTGTTAAACAAAAACAGTAAAAATGGAAGAAGAATTAACAACGAGTCAAGAACTCACAGAATTAGAATGGGAACTTATCCAAGCTATTAGAAATTACAAAAGAGCTTACCCTAATGGAGCAAGAAACTTATTAGCTTATGTAAGGGAATTGTTTGATAGGTTAATTTATGGTTAAACTAAGCCCCCTTTTTTAGGGGGCTAAAAAACACAATACAATGGAAATAGTAGCAAAACAAACAAAACTCACAATGATGCAACAATTAGAGGATATCATTGTAGATGTTTCTTGGGGAAGATTATCACAAGAATATTTTGGCAAATCATCTTCGTGGATGTATAATAAATTACACGGGCGCGATGGTAACGGAGGCGTAGGGGAGTTTACCCCTGCTGAAAAAGAACAATTACAAGGAGCCTTATACGACATCGCCGAACGTATCCGCAAGGCAGCCAGTACCATAACACAGTAACCATTGTTACTGTTATTGTTTAACACCTTTAGGGGCGCACTCATCACCGAGTGCGCCCCTTTTCTATCCCCTGAAACCTGAAACCTAACACCTGCCACCTGCCCTCCACCATATATCACCCCATTTTCCTAAATTCAAATTGTAAAAAACATTAAGGCGGCGATGGGCTTCTTCGCCTTTCAGTGAGCATACGCCCGCACCCTCACCCGCTTCACCTATTCAATATCAAGCACTTAACAATTTTATAATGATAAAAAAGGCTGTCCTTTCCAAATAAAACCCTACCTATTACCTTTGCCCAATAAATCACAAACTCTTATGAACAAAGCATTTTTAAAGGACGTACTGGCTGAAATGAGAAAACTCGATGAGCGTAAAAAGCCCATACCCTTCACTATAACCGTACGCACTTACAACAAGCAAAACAGCTTTGGTGGCAAACTCTGCACTTACACGGGTGCAACCCTTATGCAGCAACCCCGCAACAAGCAAGATTTTGAAAAGAACCCCAATCACTGGCAAAACAAAACCCGCAATCTCAAACTCAGCGACGGCACTATAAAGAAAATTTGTATCCTCTTTATCGTCGCTTTCAACGGAAAAGAAGTAATCTATTAATTAGCAAATGAATATAGTAACAAAAAAAGATTTATCCGATAACTACGGAAAACCTGTATTCTATTTTACAAAGTTTTTCCCTGAAGGATACAAACCTCCTAAAAATATAATGAAAAGAACAGCCAATGAAGAATATCAAGGGAGTATCTTTTTTAGTAAAGAAAATGCTAACCGTATTCTTTCATTAGATGTGTGGAAAACGTGTATATATCCATCTATCTATCTGCTACGCGACGGCTTCTGTTACAATATCGATTGGAACGATAGCGAGTATATTGAAGTAACCAAACGCGCAGGCAATCAAATGAACGTACTACAAATGGTATCAATTATTATTAACGACTTTGGCTACACTTACCAAAGTGAAAAATGGAAATAATGAAACAAATCGACAAAGACATTTACATTTTTACCGTAGGGGCGAATGGCAATTCGCCCTCAAATAGCAATTCGCCCAAAGCTGCTGTACTCTTCGGCTCTGATAAGCAAAGCCTTTCCACCCCCAAAACGCAAAAAGATTCAAGCGACACCGATAAGTACGCCGCTTGGGGCGACAATAACCTATACCCACAAGAGTTTACCAAAAAACTTAACAAAACGGGCGCGGCTATTGGGGGCTTGGAGGTGCTCATCTCCGCCCATTACGGCTTGGGCTTCCGCCTCTACCAAGATGTAGAAACCGACGAGGGTGTAACCACTCGCGAACGCCTCCGCTCGGCTTTCCCCGATATTGATAGCTTCTTCAAAACCTGCCGTTGGGATGTAACAATGTCAGAGATTATTGAGGATTTTGAAACCTACGGCATCGCCTTTGTCGAGTACCTGCTCGCTCCCAATTTCGAGAAGATTGTATCCGTAAAACGCCAACAAGCCCCGCATTGTCGCTTGGGTGTGCCCAACAAAAAAGGCTTTGTCGATAAAGTCTATATCAATACCACTTGGGGCGACACCCTCAACGAGGAACTAACTGTTGAAGTACCCTTTTTCTCCGATATTCACAATGTCGAAACCCTCAAAGCCTATTGCAAGGAAAAGAAAATCGAAAAGTTTATCGTGCCCGTAATGCGCCCGCTCACTACCGAAAAGAATTACCCCAAAGTAAAATGGCATAGTTCCTTCTATAATGGTTGGGTAGATGTAGTGCTTTCCGTGCCTGCGTTCAAAAAGTATATGTTTGAAAACCAGCTAAACCTCAAATATGTGATATACATCGCCGATGACTTCTTTCTTCACAAGTTTGGGCGCGAGGAATGGCAGGAAATGCCACAAGAAAAACGCGAAGCCGCCCGCCAAGAAACTATCAAGGCAATCGACGATCATATGAGCGGTAACCAAGCAGCGGGACGTTCGTTCGTGTCGCCATTCTTCCGCGACCAGAACAACAATCTTATCAAGGGTATAGAAGTAATCCCTATCGACGACAAGATTAAGGACGGCAACTTCTTGCCCGATGCCAGTGCCGGCAACTCCGAGATACTCTTCCCTATGGGGGTAGACCCTTGTTTGCTGGGGGCAGGCATACCAGGGGGCAAAAACCTAAGTGGCAGTGGTAGCGACAAGCGCGAGGCGTACACCATACTTTCCACCCGTATGCCCGTAAAGCGATTGCGCACCCTCGAAGTGTTCGATCGTATCCGCGATTGGAACAACTGGGACAGCACCCTATACGGCAACTTCCCCAACATCAACCTCACTACCCTCGACAAAAACCCCAACGGACAACAAACAATAGTGAATTAAAATGGCAAGCAACAACACTACATCACAACTTACGATACGTATCAACGGTAAGGAGGTAGAGAATACTTTTACCGCCTTAAATCGCGAGGTGCGCACACTCTCTCGTGAACTCCGCAACCTCACTCCTGGTACTGAAGAGTTCCAACAGCGTGCAGCACAATTGCGTGAAGCACAAGCGCACTTCAACCGTGTACGCGATGAAATCAACCAAGTGAATGGCGCTATTACCCAAACGGCTACCAGTACCTCACGTTTTGGCGACATCGTGCGCGGGGTGTTCACTGGCAACCTTATCACGGGCTTCTTTTCTTCATTTGTAGGCAAAGCCCGCGAATCGGTGGACGAACTCCTCAAAGTATCCGACCTAATGACGGGCGTAGAGAAAACCACAGGACTCGCCTCCGAGCAGGTACGCGAGTTGTGGAACGAGTTCGACAATCTCAATACCCGCACCTCCAAGCAGGAACTGCTCAATATCGCCCAAATAGGCGGTCGCTTGGGCATTACCGATAAAGAGCAAATCAAGGAGTTTACCGAAGAAATTGATAAGATATACGTTGCCTTGGGCGACTCTTTCCAAGGCGGTTTAGAAGAGGTAACTACCAAGGTCGGCAAACTCAAAAACCTTTTCGAGGAAACCCGTAACCAAAACTATGGCGAAGCCCTCAACGCCATTGGCTCTGCCCTCAACGAACTGGGGGCGAATGGTAGCAGTAGCGAACAGAACATCACCGATTTTGCCACCCGCATAGGGGCATTGCCTGCGGTGCTAAAGCCTTCTATCGAAAAAACATTAGGACTCGGAGCTGCCTTTGAGGAAAGCGGTATCGATGCCGAAGTGGCTTCCAGCGGTTACTCGCGCTTTATGAGCGTAGCGGGTAATAATATCGCTGCCTTTGCCAAACAGATGAAACTCACTACCAAAGAAGCCTCCGAACTGTTCAACACCCATCCAGAAGAGTTCTTTTTGCGCTTTGGCGAAAGCCTCAAAGGCTTAGGAGCTGAACAAACAGCAGGCGTACTCAAAGGTTTAAAGCTCAACACCCTCGAAGTGCAGAAAGCCCTCGGTACAGCAGGCGAAAAAGCCGACCGCTTTCGCGAGTTGATGAACCTCTCAGGACAAGCAATGCAGGACGGCACTTCTATACAGAACGAGTTCAACAAGGTGAACGAAAATACCGCCGCTATATGGGAGAAGATAAAGAAAGTATTTGCCGAAACCTTTACTTCCGACACTATGGCGCAATGGTTCGGCGGACTCATCAAGCTACTGGGCTGGCTCACGGGGGTAACCTCCAAAGCAGGCGACGGCGTAAAAGTCTTCCGCGAGCGTATCGCTTTTTTAGCAAAAGCCATAGTGGTATGTACTACCGCCGTAGTAAGCTACCGCGCCGCCGTCTATCTCTCTACCATAGCCACCAAAGCCGCTTGGCAACAAACCATCTTGTACAATGCTGCTATGAAAGTAGCAAATGCTACTACCGCTTTGTGGAAAGGTACTGTATTGCTGCTTTCGGCTGCCAAGGCAACACTTACAGGTAATACTATTAGAGCAACAGCCGCAATGCGCACTTTCAATATCGTTACCAAAATGAACCCTTGGGGATTATTATTAGGGGCTATAACAGCAGTAGTAACGGCTCTTGTATTATTTTCTAACAAACAGAAAGAAGTAAATTTACAACTCAAAATACAGAACGATGCCATCAAAGAAGCTAATGTGCAAACAGCGGCACAAGAACATCATTTGCGACAATTACTCAAAACTGCCAATGATACTAATAAAAGCTATAACGAACGTAAGAAGGCTGTAGATGAACTGAACCGACTTGTTCCACAATACAACAAACAGCTTACAGTTGAAACTGCTAACACCGACAAAGCTAAACAAGCTCTCGACCGATATATAGAAAGTATCAAAGCGGCTGCACGTGAAAAATATTTAAAAGCACTGGTAGACCAAAAAGCTGAAGCCCTCGCCAAACAAGAATATTCATCATTAGAAGAAAATATTGCTTGGTATGAACGTGCTTTGAACGGAATGAAAAACTTTGGTAACCCTATCGCGGCAATGAGTGATGATATAGTAACGGCTACTAAAAACAAAGCTCAAAATGTCAAAAAAGCAAACGACGAACTGAAAGCAGCTACCGACCTTCTCCTTAAACAACAAGAAGAAAACGCAAAGAATGGTGTTGTTGTTACTGATGATAATGTTACACCTATATCTGCTGACTATGAAGGAACAAAAAAACAGCCGAAAGACTACGCCGATGAGTACCGCAATGCCAATAAGGCGCGCTTGGCAGCCGAGCAAGAATTGCAAAAAGAAATTACGCAAGGTTTAGAGGAAAGCCTCGACAAACAGCTGGCTCTTACCGAGCAGAAGTATAACGACAAGCGGTTCAAGCTACAACAAGAAAACGCCGACTTAGAGCAGGATATTCTAAAGCTAAAAACAGAAGCAAAAGGCAATAATGACCCAAACCTATTAAAAACAATACAAGAAAAACGCAAATTGCAAGAACTCAACAAGCAAATAGCTGTTGAATACGAAAAACAAGAACAAGCCGAACTCACTCAAGTACGCGAAAAACACGCCGCCAAAGAGGTAGAGCGCACCCTAAAAGAGATGAACGACTGCCTTGCCGTTAAGAAACGCGAAAAGGCAGAGGAACTACTCCTTATTCAGGATTTAGACACCGCCAAAGAAGCTCTGCGCGGACAGATATCTGACAAAGAACTATCGCAAATCAAAACCTTAGAGGAAGCTAAAAAAGCCCTCCGTCGAAAAGCCGATGAGGAGATTTTAAAAGAAAGTCTTGCCAGCTTCGAGGCACAAAAAAAACTCCTAATGGATTACCTGCAAACCGTTACTGGTGAAGCCAAAGATAAACTTATAGAAGACATTCAGAAGGTAGAAGATCAGATGACTAAAGTAAAAGAGCAGTTGGATAACTTAAATACCAAAGAGGTAGATAAAGCAGCAGGCTCAGAACTCGAAAGGGTTGATGTATTAGGTTTTACTGCTGCCGAATGGGAAAATGTATTTGCCAACCTCGATAACGTTCACGCCCGCTTCCGAGCAGTAGAAATGGGCATAGGGGCAATGAACAACGCATTTAGTGCTTTTAGCCAGTTGCAGGAAAACCTCAATGCACGCGAGCTTTCCAAATATACGGCTAACCAACAGAAGAAAAAACAAGCCTTGCTCGACCAACTCAACCAAGGCTATATTTCACAAGCGCAATACCAAAAGGAAGTACAACGCCTTGATGAGGAAGCAGAAGCCAAAAAGAAAGAACTTGCCCTCAAGCAGTTTAAAGCACAAAAAGCAGCCAATATGCTCAATATCATAGCCAATACAGCTATGGCGGTAATGCGTGCCTATTCAGATGCAGGACCTTTGGCAGGGACTGCTTTGGCGGCTATAGTAGGTGCAATAGGTGCGGTACAATTAGGAATTGTAGCAGCACAACAGCCCCCCAGCTATGCCAAGGGAGGTTATACCAAGGGGTTGGGTTTCACTGACGAAACAGGGCAAGAGGTAGCAGGGGTAGTGCACGGCAAAGAGTACGTAATACCCGCAATGCTCCTCTCCGACCCGCAAGTCGCCCGCGTTACCGAGTGGATAGAAGCCAAACGCACCGGCAAGGCGCAAAACACCTACGCTACTGGTGGTAATGTATCAGCAGTGTCGGAAGAACCCTCAACTTTGGCAAAGTCCGAAAGTTTGTCAAAGTCCGAAACTTCTATGAACGAACTCAAAAACACTCTCACTCAGCTCACTGCCACCCTCGACCGCCTTGAGAAAAACGGATTAGACGCCTACGTGATTGCCGATGCTAAAAACGGACGCGAGATGCAGCGCGCTATTAAAGAATACGAGAACATCAGAGAAAAAAATAGACGATAATGGATATAACAATACCACAAACTTATGAAGAACTCAATGAGCAGCAACGAGGGGCGTTGTGCAGGATTCTATTAACATTGGATAACTCTGAAGAAACGCCTTTGCGCATTGTGCAGCTACTACTTTGGCATTTGCCCAAGCGTACCCAACAGCAGTTATTGCAAGAAGTCCCTTTCACTACGTTATGGCAATACGCCGAGCCTTTCCTCACTACCGAAAAACAATACCATTTTCCTGATCTCACGAAAATGGTAGCACCTGCCCCTCGTTTGGCAAATCTTACTATCAAGCAGTTTTCAGTAGCTGATAGTATCTATTACCGTTTGCGCCTTTCGCAGTACAAGGATGAGTTGCTATTGTGCCAGTTGGTAGCCTCGCTTTACAATTTTCCTGACACTCCTTTTGATGTACTGAACCTCCCACAAGTAGCCGAGCATACCGATAAGGCAGCTATAACTACTGCCTACGAGGTAGCGTTTGCGTATACTTGCTGTAGGGAGTACATCATCAGTAGGTTTCCAAAGGTATTCACGGCTAAAGACGAAAAAAAAGAGACAAAAGACGAGGGTTCGTCATTCGTCTTTCGTAATTCGTCATTAAAAAGCTATACCCCCTTTTCAAAGATTATCAATGTAATGGCTATGGACAAGCATCAGCCGTTAGGCAACTGGCACCAGTGCAATGCCACTCGTGTGTATGATTTTTTTGAAGTACTTACCGAATCTATATTACAAGCAGAACAGCAAGAAAAAAATAATTAATATGTATCTTCAGTTAAAAAAATATTTTTCAGATTTAGCAGACCAAAATGTTCATATCAAGGATAAAGTGGGTTATTTCTCTCGTGAGATTGGGGAGAAAGAGCGTTCGTTTAATGGGATTGCTTCGCCATTTTTGGCTATTTACGACTATGAATTGGGCTTAGATGGAGGCGAATTGAATACTATGGGTAGGCGTAAACTTACGTTTTCAGTTATCTATGCGAATGCGCCGCACGACAATTTTGAGGCGCAGCAGGAGCTTATCAGTAAGGCTGAAGCGATTGCGTTACAGTGTTTGGCGCGTATCCGTTGGGATAACCATCAAAAGGGGCATTTTCTGTATAATTCCTTTGAAAAGGATTTGACAAAAATCTACCCTGTGGAGGACCCTCAAGCGCATTTCTTTGGTGTAGATGTAGAAGTACATTTTAAGAATCCTACCCCATTGATTGTAAAACAGGAGGATTGGAAAGTGCCAGTAGGGTGTAACTAATGACGAATTACGAATTACGAGTTATGAATGAGGAAAAGG